CAGATCGAGATAGAGCGAATCGTCCGCGTTGTCTAGGACAGAGACGTACGCCGACGCACCGCTACCAGACCCGCTGCTGAAGATAACGGGTTCATTGACAAGAAACCCACCACCACCGTTGGCCACCGAGAGGCCGGCAATTGAGCCGGCTGTGGTTGCTGAGACATGCCCAGTGGCGCCATATCCACCACCGCCGGCGACAGTGACAGTGTCGCCTATCACATATTCGGTGCCGCCGGCGCCGACAGTAATAGCGGAAATTACCGTTAGAATGGTCGTTTCAACTTGTGTCGTCGTATCGATATTCAGTAGCGTTTGCCCGGCCACGAACGTGCCGTGGCTGCTCCCATACCGCAGGTACAATTCGTGTATCTGAAGTTGTTCTGGTCCGACGAGCGACGAGACAACACGTTCGACTTCTCCGACCGCTGTCGCACTCTGAACCCTTTGCCCCGCATAATATGTCGCAACATCCGCCTCACTATAAGCGGCATCAGTTAGTTGCACTTTCAATGTCAGCGGTGCAGACCACGTAGCATCACTCGTCTTGAGGATATCCGTGCGTGGGTAGTAGAGTTCAGCCTCTGTATTAAAGAAGGTGCGAAAGAACCACTTAATACTATCTTCGGTGCCTTTGTTCTGGTAGAAATCGTGTAAGCTGCGCACAAACCAATCAGTAGAAACGTGCGCATACTGTGGATAGTTCTTGGCGAACATACCCATGAACTGTGACTTGAACTCGTCAAGCGTTGTGGCGCTGTCCCGATACTCTAACAGTCGCCGCGTTTCATATAATGGGCCGCCATACACAGTTGTCGTATTTGCGGACGCAGTAAACGCGATACTAACGTTCGACACGCCGGTTGTCAGACTCGACGCCAACTCCAAGAACGTGTTATTGGCAATCGAGTTCTCAGTGGAGCGTATGGTGGCTGAAGTGGTGCCGCCCAACAAGATGGTTTGCCCCGCAAACAACTCCGAGGTGAAGAGTGTGCCCGTGCCTGTGAGTGTGGTGGGAGAAGTATTCGAGACTGTGCCCGTGAGTAGTGTCTCATTGGGACCATACGCAGGCGTGATCGCGCTCGTCGACGTTGTCCGCCCTTCTTCAAGGAAGCGGATAAATGCCGTCACAAATTCGACAAAGACCGGATACTCGCTTTCCGCGAAATCCGGTATCGCCGTTTTGATAAGGTGCGTGAAATCCTGTCCGTTAATATAAGGACGCATAAGATGTTATCGCAACACTCCACCCTGATAGAAATCGTTGGCGGCTGTCGTTACTGCGTCATCCGCAACATCTACACGAATGCTGGTCGCATCAACGGTGAATAGTCGATTCAAACTCGGCACCAGATCAGACCGTACAGGCAACGCATTGAGCCGAATGTCCAAGGCATCGTTCTCAATTCCTGTCGGAATAAATCCTGTAATCGTGACAACGCCTGTCGTGATGTTCACCGCACCAATCGAATCTTGCACGACCACCTGTGTTTGCCCCGTGTCGGCGCTGTTTTCCAATCCGACGACCTGCAACACACCATCTGTTTCGGCAAAATAACAGTTTGTAAACGCCGCCCCATTCGCAGCAGTATAACCGAATCGATGCCCCGTCAACTGTGTCGCAGGAAGAATGGCGCTAGTGTTTCCTGAACGCAACAACGGTCCACCAAACTTGAGTGTCAGTGTGTTGCTGGCATTGAGTGTAGGATGCATGCGTTTCTGTATCTCGACGCGAGTGAGCGAACTGGAGATGGCGGGATCAGTGTCGTCAATGGACCGTGCAAGACGCGAGAAACGAAATGCGGTATCGAACTTCTCCACCGCAGTTGTCGCATACTCCGATATGCCTGTTTTAATTGCATCGACAAGCTCGTTTTTGCTGCGCGTGGTCGCCTTCGTATCATACAATGCCTTTGTGGCGACCACCACATAGACATAATCGGGAATTACAATTTCGGGAATCACCCCAAGAACTTGGCGCGGAGCAACCACCGTCCGCATAATAATATCGTGTGTCGAGTCGGTGAAGCGCAATCCCACTTTCGGTTTCAAGGCAATGTAGACATGCCCATACGCGGGACGTTCGTTCTTATCGTTGGGGTTGCCATCCTCCCCACCAAAGACGTTGATCGCCGCAATGCTATCCCCATACTCCGCAAGAATTAATGCCTTATAATCACCCTGTGTGACACATCGATTTTGTGCAGAATACGCGAGCGGGGCGATATAGCGAATTTGATCGACATCTTCCGCGTCGGTTCCATTGTGACTCGCCTCGGTATCGGCATCAATCGTCGCAGTCACGCCGCGGGAGAGCCCAGAGAAGGAGGAATCGTTGATAATGAAGGGACCACGAATTCCGTTACCGGCGGCACCGCGACTGATGTAATAATCCGCAATGACAATATTGCCATGCACCAACTTCTTCCCGATGACACCATTACCAAACGTCAATTCAGGATAGCCGCTATACGCTTCACTCACGAGGAAAATTGCGTTGGCGTCATTGACGAGCGCAACATTGGTCGGTTGGAGAAACGTCGTGCGTGTATTGGCGGCCGCGCTCTCTTGCACAACGACACTAATGTGCGAGAAGTCCGCATTCGCGTTAGGTATAATAAAGCGTTGCGTTGGGTCATTCACGTCAACCGTGAATCGATATTCGGCAGGGCGCCCCTCAACGAGCAGCACATCTGACGCCTCATAGTTGTTTGCTGTAGTGGTATTCTGTATCAGTGCCGTATCGCCCACCGTATAGAACAGGTAGGACGTGTCATTAGCGAGTTCAAACTTTGTGTTCTTGGCCAACGTGACGGAGGTTGCCGAAGAACTGTCCATAACCGCTGTGACGTTCGAAGTGATCACCGCGCTCTGTGTGCCGTGCGCATTGTACCCCAACATCTTGGCGTGAGAGACAATTGACGACCGGAGTTGTGCGGTGTCCAGAAACGACTCGTTCACCGCTGCGGTTACATAGTAGTTATTGTAGAACGTCACATACGCCAGCACACGCGACAGCAAACGCAAGCCGCTCCCCGTGAAGTCATAATCCGAAAAGGTCGGATCGGCCTTCATGAAGTCGATCAGATTACTCAGAATCTGGTCGTAGTCCAATTCTGCGATAGGAAGTTGTGCGGGTGTAGTGGCCATAGCTTATCTTAATCTGCTGAGATACAATGTTAGCGTCACGGGTGCCACTTGATTAACAATGGTGAAAAGGCAATCAATAGTATACCCATGTTCGTCATCTGATGGCACCACCGTGAGTTGGCGAATGCTCACGCGCGGCTCATACGCACTAATCGTGGCTTGTATCTCGTGTTGTAGCATTGTCGTCGTAATCTGATCGACGGGTTCAAACAACAACGCGAAGATGCGCGAACCAAATTCGGGAAAGAACGGCGTCTCTCCCGCACGCGACGTGAGTAGAAGTTTCAGCGAGCGTTTCACCGCATCTTCACCGGACACCGTCACCACATCAGACGTTACCACGTTCCGTGCGAATGTCAGCGAGACATCCTTATACGGCCGCGTCGTGGAGAAAATGGTTGATATCTCAGGCATGTGTCTCTAGTATTTAGTATGTGAGATTAACGCCACCAAGGTCCGTTCGGATCTAGGTCGCCATCTGGCGTATCGCCCACAGGGGCGCACACGGGATGCCACTGAGGCGTTGCGCCGGCCGCCCCAACCCCACCGATGATGTCAATCACCTGAACCCATTTACCATTATACAACGGTGTGGGGCTCTTATACGCTATCGCATCGACAGCATGACCATTGTGTTGTGTTTGCCCACCGGACTTTCCAACATGCCCCCATTCGGGACCCAATGCGTGGACCACTGCGTTGGTAAAATCCCCACCACCCTCGTGGGTAGTAAGAACCCAAGGAACTCCGCCAGGGGCGAGCGCGGCAAAGACCGCGTCAACGGTCCCCCTCTCGTTTGGTACGGTGCCGTCTGGGTTGCCACAATCTCCACCACCGGAGGCAGCAGCACCGCTCGCGCTTCCCATTCCGGGCGCCGTCGCATCACCAATCACGGTCTGCGGATTCAAATCAGTCTGCCGCTTCTCTAAAATTGTCAGTTCCGCGTTAACCTTAGTAATATATTCGTCCTGTTCGCGTTGCGCTATAGCGCGGTCTTCACCAATTTTATGAGTAATCAGAAAGAGCCCCGTGTGAAACGTATCATCAAAGTCTCGTGTGAGCGCCGAACGACGCAGCCCCGTTGACGAGAATGACACATGAATCCACGGCGAGCGGCGCATACTATAGTTAAGAATCACTTGGTCGAACTGTAATGTCTTCGCAATAAAATCCGCAACCTCATAGATC